CTGTAACTCTTGCACATATCCGTGGCATGATGAATGACTTCCGTATTTGTGCAAACAGTAATCGTATACTTACACGTAAAGTTCCCGTTTACAAGAAAGATGAGAATGGTAACTACGTCACTGAGAAAGTTGGAGACATCAATCGCACTGTTCAAGATGGATTCAAATTCAAAGAAGAACCTGCGACATGGTGTCCTGAAGATGCAGTTGAAGACCACAAGAAGATGATTAAGTTTGTTGAGCATGTGTATTTGGATACGCCACTATCAATGAAAATTGTTGTGGTTGGTCACCATGCTCCAAGTAAATCTTCTACCCATCCTCGTTACAAAGATGAGACACTGATGAATGGTGGATATAGCAGCAATCTAAACGAATTTATTTTGCAGCGTCCAGGAATTAAGTTGTGGACTCATGGTCATACTCATGAAGACTTTGACTACATGATTGGTTCCACTCGTGTTGTGTGCAATCCTCGTGGTTATATCAACTACGAAGATCGTGCAGATCGTTTTGAATTGAAAGTGGTTGAAGTATGAGTGATTATACACCAGACAAATGGGTAGTCGTTAAGATTACTGGCAAGGATGTTCCACCTATTCATAAAGTTTTTGCTTGTTGGTATGGTGGATATGCTGGGTCTGACTCTTGGAAACTAAACAGTGGTATTACTAGAGCTACTCTTGAGGGGAACATGTATTCCTTTGAGGGTAGTTCTGGTTCAATCTATGATTGTCATAAAGGTTGTTATGGAACGAATGCGTATGGTGGTTCTGTACTCAATGGTATGATTGATCGAGCTGAAAAGAATGGAGTCTCCATGGAGATTCTACCAGAAGAAACTAATTGGTTGGAGATACATTATGAGTAAGACACGATGGACCATAGAAGTACAGGAAGACCCTGCAACTGGCGAGCAAATTTTGGAATTCCCTGACGACCTGATGGAATCTGCAGGATGGAAAGAGGGAGATGTCCTCGAATGGATTGACAATAAAGATGGAAGTTGGACTTTGAGGAAGAAAGATGAAAACACAAAAACAGATTGAGAATCATATTGAAGATATCAATAACAAAATTTGTCCCAATGAGATCGAGGAAGCTGTAGCATATCTTTATGCTCAAGTTTTGAGACTTACAGACGAAAACCAAGAACTTAAAGATAAAATTAAATTTATGGAGCAGGACTATGCCTAAGTTTACACTAATTGCAGAACATACAGATCTTTATGGTAAGCCAGATGGCACCAAAGTAAATTATGAATTTTACGTTGATAGTCTAGACAATGTTCTAGAACATTTTGATTTGTTTATTCGTGGTTGTGGATATTATCCGCAAGGAGTTTTAGATTACATCGTAGATGAACCTTCAGACCAAGAATGGTACAATGAAGAATTCCAAACACCTACTGAAACTAAATACAACCCCGATGAAATAAACCATTCAGGATTTTATTTTGATACGGAGAGAAACAAATGAGTAAAGTATTTACCGATGTTCATGTTTTCATGCGTTCAGCTGGACAAAAAGTTGGAGAAGATAATTATGACCAAGCAGATCTTTACTCTAGTTTAATTGACGAAGAGTATCGTGAATATATTGATGCACTTCGTGCTAAAGATGACGCAGAAACAATTGATGCATGTTTTGATATGATTTGGGTTATCGTAGGCTACATGCATTCACGTGGCTGGGATTGTGAAAAAATCTGGGACGAGGGTGCAGAATCCAATCTTGCCAAAATTGATAAGGTGACTGGAAAAGTTATTCGCAGAGAAGATGGTAAGATCTTAAAACCAGAAGGATGGAAACCACCAAATTTCCACAAATTTGTAAAAGTAAAAAAATAAAAAGGTATTACCATGAGAATTAAACTTTATTTAGATATGGATGGCGTATTGTCAGATTTTAACACAGCATACCAAGAAATTGGTGGCACAATCGACAATGGAAGAAAATTTAGAAAAGCTGTAATGGAATATAAAATTTTTAGAGATTTAAATTTTATGCCAGACGCAGAACAACTGTTGACGCATGTAAAAACAATTGATGATATTGATATTGAAATTCTAACATCAGTTGGAACATTCGATCCATTTGTTGGCGATGAAGTTAAAAAGCAAAAGAAAAACTGGCTCAAAGAAAAGAACATTAATTACAAACCAAATTTTGTTCGTTCTAAGTCAGAGAAATCAAAATATGCATTACATCCATACGGAAGCATGTTCCCAAACATTTTAGTGGACGATTCAGCAGGATGTATTGACCCATTCAATAGAGCAGGTGGTCGTGGAATTTTGCACACCAGTGCAGCAGCAACAATCCCTCTGCTTGACACAACTATTACACAACTTCGTGCAATTGACGGATTAAGGCTAGGATGAATGATTTACTCACAACAACATTTAAATGGATAAAGGATGATTGGTACTCTCACCCAGTTCGTTTCATCATTGAATTACTTGCTTGGGCTATTAGTATTGGGTGCAGTATCACTATGGCTCTTACTGTTCCCACTCCGCCATTACTTATTCTTTATCCTATTTGGATTAGTGGTTGTGCTATGTATGCTTGGGCTGCTTATACTAGGAAATCATTTGGGATGCTGGCTAACTACATGCTCTTGGTGACGATTGACTTTATTGGCTTAATAAGGATGCTAACATGACATTTAGATTTTGGATTCAAGAAATGTGGATGCAACATAAAGATGAATATATGGAGTTAGGAATGGCTATCCCAGAAGCATCTGCGCAAGAATATTTTAGTAAATATAAGTATTGGTTGAAACGTGAATACAAACATCAAAAATCTTTGGAGAATTTGGGCTAAAGCGATTGGTGAGAAGAGCGGTAGAACAGACCAAGAGTCAGATCAGATTGCATACGTTCGAACTTTCATTTTAGCTGTTTACATTATTACAAACTTGTTTATTATTGCAGGTGTTGTACGACATTGGTAGCTTTACTTTAATTCAATATTGGAGTATAATTATATTATGAATATATTTTATCTACACCACGATACAAAAATTTGTGCAGAAATGCACGTTGACAAACATTGCGTAAAGATGATTCTGGAATATGCTCAACTATTATCTACTGCTCATCGTGTCCTTGATGGTCACGAGTCCATTACTACTTCGGTTTCTGGGCGTAAGAAAAAAACTTGGACTATTAGCGATCATCGCAACGATGTCCTTTACAGTGCTACCCATATTAATCATCCTTCGGCTATTTGGGTGAGACAGTCTCTTGAAAATTATCAATGGCTATACAATATGTTCCGTGATTTGATTAAGGAATATAATTATCGCTACGGTAAAGTGCATAAGTGTTCTATGTTGCTTGGTGAGTTGCAGTATCCACCCAACAATATCCCCAAAGATAAACCATTTACTGAACCGACTCCTGCCATGCCAGACCACTATAAAGTAGCAGGAGATTCTATCACATCATACAAAAATTATTATCTCGGCGATAAGACGAGAATGTTTTCTTGGAAAAATCGTCCAACTCCGTCTTGGATTTGCTAAATACAATTATGCCTACATACACTTTTATCGATACAAACACTGGCGAGAAGTTTGACAAATTTCTGAAAATTGCGGATCGTGAGCAATTTCTCAACGACAACCCTCATATTCAATCTGTTATAACTGCGCCAGCAATTACAGGCGATCACGTTTCTGTTAAAAAGGATACAGGATTCAAGGAGGTGCTGCAAAAAATTAACGAAAGAAATCCACATAACGATTTAAGTAAAACTTCCTCACAATTATAACTCAAGGATTTTTAATGGCTCGCACATCAGCTGCAAAGAAAGTAGTAGACATTCATAATGACGAGCGTGAAACAAAACCTGTTACCAGTAATCAGTTAAAATTACGTTTAGATAATTTAAAAACATTTCAGCCACTCACCGATAATCAGAAATTATTTTTTGACGCATATAAAACAGGTGATTATTTTATAGCATTACATGGAGTAGCAGGTACTGGTAAAACTTTTATTGCACTCTATAAAGCAATAGAAGAAGTTCTCGATAAATCAAACCCATTCAATAAAATCATTGTAGTTCGCTCTGCTGTTCAATCTAGAGAGATTGGTCATCTTCCTGGCGACGTTGGTGAAAAGATGGAAATCTATGAACAACCATATCGTCAGATCTGTCATCAGTTATTTGATCGTAAAGACGCATGGGATCGTTTAGAAGAACAGGGTTATGTAACCTTTATTTCAACTTCTTTTATTCGTGGTATGTCTTTCGATAATGCAATTATTATCGTTGACGAAATGCAAAACTTGACATATGAAGAGATCGATACAGTTATGACACGTGTCGGGCATATGTCTAAAATTATTTGGTGTGGCGATTATCGTCAAACCGATCTAAATAAAAGAAAGAACGATGTTACAGGTATTTTGAAATTCTTTGATATTGCTCAACACATGAAAGCGTTTACTCGCATCGAGTTTACTGTAGATGATATCGTTCGTTCATCGTTAGTTAAAGATTATATCTTGGCTAAGTTAAAGTACGAAGATTACGAGGATAACAAGAAATGATAACAGCAGAACAATTCAAACATTTATTCCCAAGAGCACAAGATCCAGCATCTTGGGCTACATCAATGAATAATGTGTTTCCAACATATGAGATTAATACACCACATCGTGTTGCAGCTTTCCTCGCACAGTGTGGTCACGAGTCTGGTGGTTGGACAGTATTTGAAGAAAACTTAAATTACTCCGCACAAGGTTTATGTAGTATTTTCAAGAAGTATTTCCCTACTCTTGAATCAGCGACACCTTATGCACGCAAACCTGAAATGATTGCTAACAAAGTTTATGCTAATCGTATGGGTAATGGTCCAGAAGAATCAGGCGATGGATGGAAATATCGTGGACGTGGTCCGATTCAATTAACTGGTAAAAACAATTACATGCAGTTTGCCAAAGATATGTTTGACGACTGGCAGAACTTATTTGATAACCCAGATTGGGTTACTGCTGATAGAGACTTCGCATTGATGTCAGCTATTTGGTTCTGGAATAAAAATGCATTAAACAGAGAAGCAGACGCAGGCGATATCAAGACAATGACACGTAAAATCAATGGTGGATACATTGGTCTTGACGATCGCATTAAACACTACAATGAGGCTATACATTTACTTACATAATGAAAAATTTTATACATCATGATTTACCCAAACTTGAACGTGACACAAAACCCGATGGTACGAGGGTATATAAAACGCCATCGGGTCGAGCCTATCCAAGCATCACCACAGTTACAGGATTGCACTCAAAAGCAGCAATCATCGCTTGGCGAAAAAAAGTCGGAGAAGCAGAAGCCAACCGAATCTCAAATCGAGCAGCAACACGTGGAACAAGAATTCACACCCTCTGCGAATCCTATTTGCGTGGAGAGTCTGCTGAACCAGATATATTCGATCAAGAAGTTTACAGGTCGTTAATTCCACATCTAGACAAGATAAATAACATACATGCGTTAGAAGATCCGCTTTATTCAGATCATCTGGAAGTTGCAGGAACAGTTGATTGTATTGCAGAGTATGATGGGAAACTTGCAGTTATTGACTTTAAAACTTCTGCAAGAGTTAAGACTCGTGATAATATTTACGGATACTTTATGCAAACATCTGCTTATGCAGTTGCTTTCGAAGAACGAACAGGAATTCCTGTTGGTAAGTTAGTTATTATTATGGGTGTTGATGACAACGAACCATTAATCTTTGAAGAGAAGAGAGATGACTGGATCGGAGAATTTAAAAAGTTGCGACAAGATTATAAACGAATAAAGAATATTTGACATTAATGAGAAAGCAGGGTATAATGGTATTAAATGCTGAGATTGCACCAAATATAATTATATTTGAACAGAAAGAACTTCCTGAAGGATGGAAAGAGGGAGATATGTTTAAAGTTGTTATTGGTGCGAACGGACAAGTTACGCTAATCAAGTCAACAAAAGATGGCGTAATGTAAGAATTGCTGTATGAAGCAATGAGAAAGGTGTTCTGGACGTGGGTTCGACTCCCACCACCTCCACCTGAACATATTCCGAACCGAGTTATCGGTAGCAAAGCGAAACGCTGAGTATGTTCAGTTGGGGGTGCCATGGTTTCGACAGGGCAATAAGTAACAGAGTGGACAGCACGACACAGAGAGTCGTAAAAAGTAAACAACGTAAACGCAAACGACGCACAGTTCGCATTAGCAGCCTAAACACTGCTTAGGGTTTCGGTAGGTTTCCTCGTAACAGAATAACCTACCACGAATTAGTGAAGTCTTTGCTCGATGTTAGCAACCGATGCCCAATTGGCTCTTGTACTAACTAAAGTGGCGACATTAATTATGCAGTGGATCATATTAACTTTTACAAGGAACTATCATGAAATCGATTATCGCATTAGTAATGTTGTCATTCGCAACTGTTTCTTTCGCAGCAGAACCTGCAAAGAAGCCAGAAGCAAAGAAAGAAGAAACAAACTGCGTAACTAAGGACAAACAAGGTAAATGTCCTCCTGCACCTAAGTCTGAGAAACCTACTCCTAAGAAAGTAGAGCCAAAAGCTGACGCAGCGAAAAAGTAATACCTAAATAATAGACAGTGGGTTGGTGGAACCCAATAAAACCACCTTTTTACACACAACACAGAAAGGTAGTAAAATATGAGTAACATGACTCCGTTCGAGATTCGCCTTGAACTATTAAAAATGGCGAAAGACATGCTTAACGATGAATATTACGGTAAGCGTGAACAAATTAGCAACGACTGGCATATGAAAGTCGAATCTGCTAAACTCAATGGTGGCACGATTCCTGATCATCCAGGTTTTCCTGCTATCCCAACAGAAACTGAAATTATTGCTAAGGCTACTGCCCTGAATGGTTTCGTTTCCAACATCCCACTAGATACAAAGACTAAGAAGTCCACCTGATAGGGATCGGAGTGTGCAGTCACATGCACACTCTTTAACTTACTAAGGAGATTTATGAATTTAATCCGAGTTACATTTATTTCGATAGCAGTAATGGTAGCACTAACAGCTGCTGCTACATTTTATAGTAAAGGATACACTATACTTAACATTAAGTATGGACAGTTAACCACTGACGCTAGACAACAAGTTGATTGTTTGGCTGAAAACATTTATTATGAAGCAGGGCATGAACCCCGAGATGGTCAAGTCGCTGTTGCTATGGTAACGATGAATAGAGTATTAGATCCAAGGTTTCCGAAAGATATTTGTAGCGTAGTTAAACAAAAAACTAAGGTAGAATCAATCGGCGACACAAGAATTGCTTGTCAATTTTCTTGGTTTTGTGAGCCAAGAAAATCTATAAATCAAGAAGTATATAACAAAAATTTAGAAGTTGCGTTATATGTTTATGCTAATTATGAGGTACTAGAAGATAATACATATGGCGCAAAATTTTATCATGCGGATTATGTACGACCAAATTGGAAGAATTTACAGAAGACTACAGTAATTGGTAGACACATTTTTTACAAGGATTAAAGGTGCAAAATATGATGCAAAAATTGAATTTACAGGTAAAAGAAGAACACTCACGTCATTCGTTCTTCTTGTTAATGGAAGAAGTTACATTAGCAACTTGTAAACAAGCAGTAGAATGGATCTTTGAAAACAATTTCCAAGAAGATCGTGCTGACTTACTTAACATGGTAATCACTTCTCCAGGCGGAGATTTAAATGCAGCATTTGCATTAGTTGATACTATGCGTGGTTCAGCCATTCCAATTAGAACAATTGGTCTTGGTCAAATCGCTTCAGCTGGTCTTATGATTTTTATTGCTGGCGAAAAGGGAAATCGTATTCTTACACCGAATACTTCTATTCTGTCACACCAGTATTCATGGGGTGCGTTCGGCAAAGAACATGAGTTGTTCGCAACAGTCAAAGAGTTTGACTTGACGACCAAACGTATGATTAGTCATTATAAAAAATGCACAGGATTATCTGAGAAGAAAATTCGTGAAGTGCTTTTACCTCCACAAGATATGTGGTTATCAGCAACCGAAGCAAAAGATTTGGGGTTATGTGATGCAGTTAAAGACATTAATTAAATACGCAAGATATTCAGGAATGTGGTTTGGTGTAGTTGTTAACCCATGTCATTGGGAACTGCGTTTTGATTTTTTACATCCAGATGATTTAAATCCTGCAATGCGTGGGATTTTTATTAGTCTCGGTCCAGTTTGGATTCGAGGTATTATAGATGATGGAACATGGTAAGGAGAACTAAAATGCCAGAATTAACTAACAACAGTAAAGATAAACTTGGGTTTATCATTGGTATAACATTAATCGTTATGACAGCATTAGTATGTTTTACGTTTTATAGTTATCATCAAACCAACGCTATTAAGTCAAATATTGAATCAGCAATCGTTAAAGGTATTGACCCAGTGGCAGTAAAATGTGCATATTCCAGTGGTGATGTTATGTGCGTAGCCTACGCAGTGGCTCATGGACAAGGAAATACCCCTACTAAAAAATAACCCTACAGATCGTAGGGTATCTAAGTCGTTGATTTTATAGGGGTTTTTTGGGGGGTTTACAATAATTCAGATCCAGTGTATAATAGTCTTATGATGATTGAAAAGGAACTGTTATGAAATATCGTGTTATTGTGAATGGCGTATCTTTTTATACTACAGGTGCTGCTATCAAACGTGGCGTTGGCGATTTTGTTGCTGTCAATACAGTTGTGCGTCAACTGTTCGAAAATATGTTTAATGCTGTTGGCATTTCTTCCAGAATGCACGTTTATGATCACAAAATGGAAAGAGTGACGTATGATGTTTCGATTAGTAAAATCGTTTAAGGATATATTATGTCAACTAACCATAGTGAAAATACAACCATTTCAGATCAAGCAGCAATAGAATTTTTGTGGAAAAAATTAAGTAAATCTAGTACTGCTGGTATCAGTCTTGAACAAGCAAAAACACTGGCGATATGGGGTGGTGTTTCTGTAAGTAATCTTCTAGAACAAGCTATTCTCGACAACAATAAAAAATTGAAAAAATCTAATAAAGATGGCGAAGATTATACAGATGGTTCTGATGCAAAATATATGACTGCTCGTGCCAGAAAACATAACAAATATAAAGATAAGCATCAGTATACAAACAACGCTGCAGTATTATCCCCAGCAGCATTAAAAAATAAACATGGTCATTTACGTATATTCATAACACACTTAGACGACCGACGTAATAAAACAAATTATAGAATGTTTCTTATTCCACTTCATGATTGGAAAACCAGAATGATGAAAGGTGGAGTTGACTTTGCATTCTCATCTAAGACTGGAGATTTGGCACCCAGATCCTATAAAAGATGGGGTGAATTCGAGGTCAAAACCTTTAAAGAACTTTGCAAATAACTGCTTTACTTTAATTCAATATTGAGGTATAATTATATTATGATTCTTATTCACACCAGTCTTGGTCGATCCAAGAAACGTAAACAAAATGCAAAGCAACGTGAGTTGCAAGCATCATGGGAAGCCATGTTGAAGAAGTATGCCACAAAGAAGGTTGCTCCTAGGAAAGAACAATCACTCAGTGATGTATACTCACTCGGTACACCTGCTTGTCGTGAGACACCTAAGATTCCGAGTCTCCCCTTTACTGGTGGTCCATGTACTAAAGCACCTGATAAAGTGTATACTGGTACTGCGATCAAAGGTATTGGCACCATGCATAAGTCGAATGCTGTTCCTATTTTTTCTGATGAACAAGCAGTTGACATTGCTAGAATGAGGAGAGGTTGATGGAAAAGAAAATCCTGATGAAGATTCGCTTGAAGCAAGATGGCACTTGGGAACATGTTTATAACGATGGTTCTACGGATCAAGAGTTTTATGAACTGAACATTGTTGAACTTGCTAAAATGCAACGTGCCAAATACATTGAGCAGTCCCAAGATTATCTGGAACAAGCAGTAGAGTTGTCTGGATATAAAGACGCAATAGAAGTTATTGATTATATACAACGAAAGACTAAATAATGAACGCTAAATTGAATAAAATTGTATCTGCAAGTCATATGGGCGACGTAAAGGAAGTGCAAGATCTTTACATTAGCCTATTGAATGACAAGATGAAACTTGACAAATTTTTCAGTTTGTATCTTGATAAATTCGGTAACAAAATGGATCCCGAAAAAACAGATACTAACATCTGGAAACTTTATAATATTAAATCGAAAGAATATTCTGAACTTAATCATGCTATTAGAACAGCCAATTACTACCTCAATAAACACACTACGAATGTTTAAAACATCAAACGAATTTTCTCTTTACATTGAACAGGTTGTCAATGAAAAGCGTATCACTCATATGGACGCTATTCTTGAATACTGTAAAGAAAACTATCTTGAACCACAAGACATTGCTAAGTTAGTCAACAAGTCTTTGAAGGAAAAGGTAGCACTCAATATGCAAGAACTTAATTATCTCCCTAAGAAAGCACAACTGGATGTCTAATGGACGGATTCAAAGCGTATAAGTATTACATAGCTGTCAGACTCCATTTCACTAAAGACAATTTCGATGTATTTAAAAATCGTGGTAACCTAAAGGGAACACGTGATGCATTTAATGCTAGGAATGATCGTCTTATGTTTGAGAAACTTGCAAGAAAATATCCAGTAGACAAAGAACTAATACAATACTATGTTGCAAACTTTGCTTACGGTAGCGATACTGCGGTTTATTCAATGGAAGAAGCAGATAGTAATTTAATTGAGTGGAATCGAAGAAAGCAGAGTATTACTAAAATCTTTTCTGATGATTGCAATAGAATTTTATTGGATGCTTGCAAGAACAAATTTAAAGAAGATTCTATTTTTAACTTGACAAATAAAGGTTATTGTAGTATACTTAAATTATTCCTTGGTAATCAGATAACACTTGAAACTGTCAGAATTATTGACGACTTTCATCCTATGATTGATTCTTGGAAAACTAACTCATCAATGATATTACTTTGGGAAAATGAAATACGTAGAATAGAAAAATCTAAAGGTTTCGTGAAATACGAAAATGTTAAAATTAAAAAGGTTTTTGATAATTTCTTGGAAGAAGTAAAAGAGTTATAAAATGGGTAAGACTTGGAATAATCATTCGAAGAAATTCGATGATGAGCAAACCAGTAAGCGATCTGGTAAACATGCCAAACATTCTAACAACAAAAAGAGTGGAGGTATGAAAACGCTAAATAGTTATGTTGAAGAAGATTATGATGATCCTTTCGAGGATGAACTTGAAATTCATGATGAGATTTTTATACAACATAATACTAATACAAACGACGATACTCCGTAAATACGAAAGGTAATAAAATGGACATTCAAACACTTCGCAAGATGCGCAATTCTGACTTCGGCAAAATCGCTGGAGAGTTCGAGAAAATCGCAAATCCCCAAACCCAAACTAAGTCATACGCTGACGATCGCTTCTGGAAACTAGAAGGTGATAAAGCAGGTAATGGCACAGCCACACTTCGCTTCCTACCACGTGTAGAAGGTGATGAGCTACCTTGGGTACGTATCTTTTCTCATGGATTCCAAGGTCCAACTGGGAAATGGTATATCGAAAATTCCCTCACTACTCTTGGTGAGAACGACCCTGTTGGTGAATTGAACACTCAACTGTGGAACTCTGGTTCTGATGCGAACAAGAAAATTGCTCAAGCACAAAAGCGTAAACTAAGTTTTATCGCTAACGTGTTGGTTGTTTCTGATCCTAAGCATCCAGAGAACGAAGGTAAAGTATTCCTATTTAAATTTGGTAAGAAAATCTTTGATAAGATTATGGACAAAGCACGTCCAACCTTTGAAGATGAGAAGCCAGTAAACGTGTTTGACTTCTGGGAAGGTGCCAACTTCAAACTGCGTATGCGTAAGAAAGATGGTTACACTAACTATGACGAATCTGCGTTTGCTGATCCTACCGCAATTTCAAATGATGATGAAGCTATCCTCAAGATTGCAAACCAGCAACACAAATTGGCAGAGTTCCTCGATCGTAAGAACTTCAAGTCTTATGATGAGTTGAAGAAGAAACTTGAGGAAGTTCTTTCTGGTGATTCTTTTGCTAGCAAATCTGCTGCAGAACTTTCTGAAGAAGAACGTCCAGTTGCTGCTGCACCAAAGATCGCAAGTAAACCTGCACCATCTATTGCGTCAGCAAGTGACGATGATGAAGATGTAATGTCTTATTTTGAGAAGATTGCTAAAGAAGATTAATCTTTAGAGTAGAAAAGAAAAGGGAGCTTCGGCTCCCTTTTTTGTTATGCAAATCGTGTTCTTATATAACGATTCATTGTCTGTTCTTGATTACGAACAGGTAATTGAACTATTGAATTTTGAGTGGTTTGATTATTTGTAACTGGTGCTACAACTGTATTTCCACCACCACTTGCGCTGGCACCCATCGCTGCAGTTCTAGCTCCGTCATTGGCAGCTGATTGATTAGAAACAAAGTTCGCTTGTCCCATCGCTGCACCCATAGCAGCAATTTTTTCAACAGGTAAAGCAGCAATTGCTTTAATGTTTTCTGGTTTAATGTCAGAGAATACTCTTAGACCAGCACCGAGTTTCTCAACACCAATACCTGCTTTCTCAATATTTTGTCCTTGTTCACCAAGAGCAATAATTTGATCGACAGGAGTTTTTTGCCCACCTGCCCATGATAGGAAACCAGTAACCAAGTTACTTAAACCACTAGCAACGTTGGCTGCAGCAAAAGCAGCCATACCAAACGATACTGATAGAAGACCAGCACCGACCTGCATAAGATTCATACCATCAATAGCAGCTAGTCTTTCGATTGAACTTGTGATCGCATCAATAGTTCCAATGATTGCTTCAGAAATCGTACCAATAACACCCATAACTACATCACCGACTGCTGTAATTACACTTGGAATTTGTTGAATAGCAGCTACGAATACGTTTTGAACTACATCTGCTACCTTGATTAGAACTGGTGCGAATGCTTCCATAAATGGTGCAGCATACTCAAGTGCTTTACCAATACCCATAAACGCTAAAACTGCAGCAGCAAGACCTAACATTACCTTTGGATTCGCCAAAGCAGAAACACCTTGTGCAATACCAATTAGTATCCCCTTGATTGCGCCACCAATACCTTTACCTAATGAAGAAAGACCTGCACCTAATGCTTTAAATCCTGCTCCAAGACCACCTAACAAACCAGCACCCATTCCTCCACCATCACTAGGAGCAGCTGCTTTTGATTTATCTCCGCCAAGAGCAGATGTGTTCTTTGATATTTCTTGCAGTAGTTTAGTTTGGGCTTCTTCTCTGCGAGAAGATTCCATTTCTTCTTCAGAAACATTTACCGCATCATTCTGTTCTTTATTGCTCTTCTCAGTTCCAGCTGGTTGTGGTTTTGCTATAAGATTAGCACGTAAATCTGTTTTAGCAAATGCATCAGATAAGGATTCACGTTTAGACAATAAACGCTGTCCTTCTTTAGTACCAGCTATCTGTTTATCATTTAATCCAGTATCTTTTTTAAACTTCTCCAACTCAGCTTCATTGGACTTAATACTCTTTGCTGTTTTGTTTCGTTCTTCGAAATCTTGTCCAAGTTCTTTATAAGACTTTTCACTTCCAAGTTTCTTTTGTTGATCAGCGAATTCTCTTGAAGCAATTTTCTTATCGAAGATACCACCAACATTAATTGCTTTAAGTGCGGTTGTTCCTGTTGCTCTAACTGATCCGAATTTATCAGCTAATCCCTTTCCGAAGTTCGCAAATTTATCTTTAATTGAGTCGAATGTTTTAACAGTCTGTGCAATATTTGCAATCGCTTCTGACTCTTCGCCTTTGATGCGTTTCAATTCTTCTGCAGAAACTTTACTTACTTCAACAAGTTCTTGTTGTTGTTCAAGTTGTTTCTTTTGAACTTTAAGCATGTCTTCTTCACGTTTAGCTGGAGACCCAGTTTCAACGAGTGTTCTAATTGTTTGAACGTGCTCCAGCGATAACTGTTGAACTTCCAACAGTTTCTTAAAGTCGCTCGATTGAACGTGGACCATCATCGGTGGTTTAGCCATACTTTACCTTTTTTTCTGTGCTTCTAATCTTTGTTTTTCTTCTTCCAAATGCTTAATTAACATGGCAACATACACTTCTCTTTCAAACGGAATCATATTCTCAAGTTCCGTTAGCGAGTATTTGTGGTACTGCATCAAAGCGAAATTCATTTTATAATAATTGAACAAACTATCATGACAAAGGTTTATTAAAAAAAACTTTGGAGTCCCTCCAAAACTTTATGATGCGCACGATTACAAACAGGACAATTATAATTAACTTCTTGTTTTAATCTCGGCATAGTCTCAAAGAATTTTTGAACTTTAGCAAACTGCTCAGACGTTAAATTATTAATAAAGTCTAATAGTTCTTCTTGACTTTGTTCTTTTCCATAAAATAGTTCGTTACCTTGATAAATGTAATCAATACACTCAGCAACAATTTTAAATAAATCATCAAGGTTGTTTACATCAAGATTCTGTAATTTCTTTAGCACTTGCATCGTAGGGTATTTCATCACAACACCAACATCGCCAAATAAGTGAATTTTATTGTTATGTTCTGGCGATTTCTCTACCTGCAGCTTTGTAATATCAAAAGAGATTTGAACTCTGGCTTTCTCATCCTCACATACATCGCATGGGAAAATTAAATCTACAGTTTCACCAACAGACTTTGCACGTAATTGAGTGAAAATATATTCCATATCAAATGTTGCAATGTCATCGACATTAAAATCTCCAACGACACAAGTTTTAATAACATCTTTAAGCGTATTGACCATAACCAGTGGGTCTTCGCTTTGTTGTGCCATCATTAATGCTTTTTCTTCACGAACCAGAAATGGTCTATATTTTACTTCTTTCCCAGTAGATGGGATCGACAACGTATACGTTGGCGTACTACTCATCGGCAATGCCATGGTCACTCTCCTTTAGTCATATTCTTAATAAGTTTATTCAACTCAGCGGTGCTACCAACAAAGATAGCGTTATTATTAGTCACCTGTTTAGCTGCTTCAGCTTTACTAGGTGCATCAAGTTTTTGTTTCTGTTGATGTAAATCCATTAATTGTTGATTTACGTCAGCTAATTGTTTCATTAAATTACCCACAACTTCAAACGCACGTGGATGTTCAGATTGTTTAGCAACTTCCAGAGCATCTGTTAAAGCTACCTGTCCTTGCTGCAATAACACACGAAGATTGTTTCTGGCAACTGTATAGTCATCCTCAATCTTTTCGTTTACTGGAGTTATAGTATTACCAGATGAATCTAATACTTCAACTTCAGTTTTCTTTTCAATCTTAACTGTGTCAAAAACTTCTGACAACTTATCATCAATTTTCATAATAATCCTTTATTTATGATCTACCATCAAAAGTCATAGTGTTATAATCTTGCTGAAATCCGCTAAAATTAGAACTGTACTGTTCTGGAACACTTGGTAGGCTAGTTAATTCTCTGTTATTAATTGTTGGCATCTTTAAGAAACGATCCCAAGGAGATTCTTTAGTTTCTTTTGGAGCTGAGAATGATCTAGAATTCCAATATTTGTAATTCATACTAACTTGCAATTTCATAACTTCTTTCTGATCGTATCCAACTTGGATCTGCCCAACATTTTTCGGATAACACTCTTCCATAGTTATTTCATAGCGTTTTCTATCTTTAGTATCTTCTACTTCAATTTTAATTTCGCTAATATAATCATCATAATAATTAAAATTTCTTGTGAATGGGTTTTGAATTGACTCTATCCATTGATCGAAGAACTTTTTAACTTCCATGTTATTGTCTACATAGAATGACATACTCGCATTGTCAAACATCTTTTCATTTGGTGCTTCACGAACTTCACCATGTATTCTAATCTGGTTGGTTGCAATAGTTACTCCAGGAATGGTTATATCTGAACAAAACAAAAGAATTTTTCTCATGTTTGGAGAATATGACATACTCTTTGGAATTCTTAAAGATACATTATATCTCGAAGTCCTCATCAACCCTTCGGTTTTAACTAATGCGACGAAATTCTTTAAGTTACCGTTCTTTGGTTCAGCCATGTTTAGCCCATTTTTCTAAGTGAATCTGCCCAGACTGCATCTTTAGACGATCCCATAAATCTCTCAACTGGGAGCAACATTGCAGTAGCCCAATCATTTGCAGGAATTTCTCTAAATGGAGATCTTACATGATTTAGCAGATAATGTTTAACGCAAGGAATCGCTCCATTATAACGAGAGACTCCATCTATAAGTGCCCAAGAATATTTGATTCTTGTAGTTTCGTTCATTTTATCGTTACTCTTAAAAATCATTAAACGATCCAACAAACGAACACGAAGCTGATATGGTAAATAATGCATATTTAAACCTAAGAACCCACCTTCTACCTTTCTGAAGGGAAATACCAAAGGAAATCTGTCATAGTATGGTAGGGTGTCTTTTAGTTTTGGGTCATAAAAATACATGTAAAGTTTACCTGGAGTGATACTCGTTTTTAATTGCGATGTATCACCCTGTAACACTTTAGGTGGTGTTATTCTCTGTTTATTTAACAGTAAAACCTGTTGTTCAAACCAACCACGAGACTTTTTAGCTGCAGTCTTTAGATCGTATTGGTTTTTCTCAAACACGTCTAGTAATGTTGATGGATTTTTGGCCATATTATTATTTAGGCATTATAAGCCAAGTTCGTTTTCTGTAATGATTTTAAATTCCCATCCACGATCTTTGGCGTATTCAGTAGCTGCTTTCCATTTAGCCTGATTTTTGATAAACGTCATAGATTCAGTTAAATACCTTTGAGTCTGGCGTCCTGGGTACTCGGGTGGTTGGGTTTGCTTAAATGGCTTAACTTCAATAAGATACGTTTTTAATATACCATCTTTTTGTTTAACCTGTATCTGAAAATCAACGAAATACCGATGTATTTTGTTATCTGTGGGACATCTATAGGGAACTATAGTTTCCTCTGATCTCCATTTAATAACTGAGGGATTTTTATCGCACCAAGACGCAAATCTGGTCTCCCATGAACTTCTCATAATTATGTTTGTTGGATCCCCAGCATATTTTTCTGGAAATACTGGTTTGAATAATCTTTTGTGAAACATGCCTAAATAATATGATAATCGATCAACTATTTAGCTCCAGGATACAAATATGTCATACACAGACGAGATGGGTGTTAACTATGGCGAAGTTGCCACGGAAATGAATGGCACAGCTCCATCTAAAGAAACGTCAAAAACGTCAAAATCACAACCAGCTGTTCCACCAAAAAAATTATCTGGTCCTCTATATACTTCCAGAGAAAGAACTACGTTCAGTGACAAAACATATAATATAGAACAACATTCATATCCTGAAGATATTATGAGTTTCCAATATGGCGGAAATTATGTAATTTTTTATATTAACGTAGCTGAAGATTCTAAATTGTTTAATGATAAAACTGTTCAAACTGTAGCTGATGTACCAGCCAGAGATAGAGGTCCTACTATCGCGATGAACGAAAAATTATATGATGATCCTAGAAGTGGAAAAGCAAAAATGGCTTTCACTGGGATAAATGCTGCTGGTCAGGCTATTGAAGGTGCTATGGCTGGTGGGCTACTTGCTGGAAAGGGTGGTGCATTAGTTGGTTCTGCACTAAATGCTGCGCCAGCTGCGATTGGAATTGGTGCTGCAGCAACTCAAGCAGCATCTGTAACTCGTGCACAGAAAAGATTAAAAACAGCAATCGCTTTACATATTCCAAATCAATTAAATATTCGTTATGGCGTTTCTTGGGGTGAAGAAGATACATTTTCTTATGCAGCTGCAGCTGCTGGAGCAGAAGCAATTCTTAAAGCACTAGAAGGTGGTGGAGCCAAAAACCTTGGTAATGATGCTGCAGCAATTGTTGGAGCCATGGGTTTAAAGAGTGATAAACAAGGTGCAGCTGCCAGCGCAGCTTTTGGTCTTGCAGCAAACCCAAAGAAAGAACAAGTATTTAAGAATGTTGATTTTAGAACATTCCAGTTTGACTATCAATTCTTTCCTAGAAATAGTGATGAAGCCAAAAATGTAATGAATATTATCTATGAATTTAAGTATCATATGCACCCAGAGTTTAAAGATGATAATGAATTTTTGTATGTTTATCCATCTGAATTTGATATAGCATATTATCAAAATGGACAAGAAAATCCAAATTTACATCGTCACACTTCTTGCGTACTAACAGAAATGAACGTAAACTATACACCGAATGGACAGTTTAATAGTTTTGATGATGGTATGCCGACACAAATTAATATAACATTAAGTTTCCGTGAACTTTCACTTCTTACTAAAGATAAGATTAAGGATGGACTATAATGTACTTCGAAGATTTTCCAAAATTTTTATACGACTTCGAAATAAAAGGTAAACGCAGAGCATTTGTTGTTACTGATATAACAAGAAATATTCGTTTCCGTAGAGATGTTCTAGCAAACATAACTGTATATGATGAATATGATGTTATAGATGGTGAAACTCCAGAAATCGTAGCAGAGAAAATTTACGGCGATGCTCAATATCATTGGGTAGTTATGCTGGCCAACGAAAGATTTGATTATAGATCTGATTGGGTAATGGATTATCCAAGATTGTCATCTTACATCGAGGACAAATATGGCAGTGAAGCAGATGAACCGCATCACTATGAAGATGATAAAGGTAACATTGTTCATTCTTCATATCCAGGTGCTGCTTCTGTTTCTAATCGTCAATACGAAGAAGATGTAAATGAGAAAAAGAGAAGAATTAAAATAGTTTCTCCTCAAATATTAAATACAATATTACTTAATTACGATGAATTATTATAATGCAAGCGAAACAAACATTAAAATTTGCTGGTGATGTATCAGTAGGTAGAATCAGGGTAATATCTCAAAGCGGATTTTATCAGGATATCGCCAATCAAGTTGCAGGTATTCAAATTTTTGAAGATCTGTTATCTCCGTTTATTACGGGTACATTAATCGTCAAAGATTCTCTAGATCTAATCAACCTATTTCCGTTTGTTGGTGAAGAATATGTTGAACTTGATATTAAAACACCAACATTAAAAACAGGAAATATCTCTGGAAAGTTTTACATCTATAAGATGACAGACCGAGAGATGCTTAAAGATAAACAGATGGTTTATCAGTTGCATTTCACCTCCCAAGATGCATTAATTGATTTGAATAAAAGTATTAGTAAAACTTTTACTGGAAAAATATCAGATATTGCAAACACACTATTAACAGATAAAATTAATGGTATACAATCAAAAAGAAAAAATGTTGTTGAAGAAACTTCTAATGAAACAAAGTATACTTCAAATTTTTGGTCGCCTATTAAAAACTTAATATATTTGACGGAGCACGCAAGCAATAAAAACTATTCTCCAAGTT